AGTCAGGTTTTTGTCCTTGTGCAGAAACTTTTCTAATAATTCTTTTAATATCCCCCGTTGTAGATGTTCCATTAGGTAATCTAACTAACTTAAGACTTCCAAAACCTTCTCTACTTGTAGCCTCTTCAATCTTCTGTTGAACGTATGCCTTCTGTTCACTCTGATGTTTTGCTTCAACACCTGACCAAACCGTAAAGTGTTTTCTTTGTATTTGTGCGTTACTATCTTCAAAGAAAAACTGAATTACATTTTTACCTTGATTAACTGCGGTATTTGCAAACTTAGTCAGTATTGTTGTTTTACCTGTTCCTGTAGGTGCTAACACCATACCCAATTCACCGTGTGATAATCCACCATCAAGTAAATTATCTAAACCAGTAATACCTGTCGCCATTGGAGTTCTCATGTCGTTCTCTAATGCTTCAGAAATATTATCTAATATATCCACAACAACATCATCGGAAACACCCACTTGAAGTGCTTCTGCAATCATCTCTTCAATTCTATCATACGATTGGAAATCTCCACCATGAATTAATTTATCCACATCTTTCAAAGTCTTCTTTAGACTCTGTTGTTTACAGAAATTAAGTGCTGTGTCCTTTACAAATGAAGGTGTATGTACAGGGTCTTTAAGATTCTCAATTGCATCTAATGTGTCAATATGTATCTTACTTGTATTAGGGTTTGCAAGTGAACTTTCGGTAATCTTTTGTCTGACTGTTTCATAGTCAGGTACTCTCGAATTGTAAGTGATAAATAACTCTTTTACGTTTTGAACAATATACTTAAATGTAATATTGTCAAAATACTTACTGTCTAAAACTTCGAGGATTTGTTCCCCGTACTTTTTGTCTTCGATTATTGATTTTATTAACGTTTGTTGGAACTGGTTCCCCAACTCACCGAAATTCTTTTCTTGCATGATTATCTCAATTTTATTGTTTTTATTCTACTTTGTTAACTCGTATGACATGTAAGTGGTGTTAACATCATCATATGATAAGGTCTCAGTTAAATCGTTTAAAATTCTTCTAAGTTTTGGTCTAATGTCTACCGAGTATCTCACCTTAGGTGGGAAGACATGCGCAGCGAATATCCTTTGAATAAATACTGCGTCATTCAACTTAAGTTCAAGTAAAAAGTACTCTTCTTCTTCAACCTCAGTAGTGGTCCCAGAGTCTAAAACGGGATAATAGTTTTGATTACTACTAAGAAAATCCAATGTTTTTTCTTTTAAATCGTTTGAAATTTCTTCACAAATATTTGAAACATCTGCATTAATATCTAAAGATCTTTTTGCGTTATGGTTAAAATCCTTCACATTGAAGAATCTTTGACAAATTATGTTACCACTAAGGGATAACAAAAATTCTACTTTAGTTGAGTCGTTATTAGTCATGATTTTTAATTTTTATTATTCTTTTATTTTTTTCCTTACGTGTTAGACGTAAAAAAGGGTTGAGGAACTTTACCCACGCATCATCTGATTTAGGGAGAACGGTGAACATACCATCTTCCATCATCATCTTCATCGTGTTTTTATAGGATCTTCCTTCAGGATCCAAATTTTCATGGATAAGGTCGGTGATTGTTTCTCGAGCTTCACCTGTAAGAAACGGTTGGTCTAAACTAACAATACTTTCATTAAGGTTAAAAAATTCCTCTCCGTAAATACCGTACTTTGTAACCCCTGTTAAGAGGTTTTTAACTGTCTTATTATTCTTATCTTCCTCAAATAATTCATTTGAACGTTCAATAATTTCATTTAAAGTCACAGGTCTTGTTTTTAATTCAGGGAAAAGTTTTAACATTTTCTTAATTCCTAAATTATATATTCCTGTGATATTATCTGATCGATCACCACATACAATCTTAACGATTTTAACGTTCTGTATGTGTAGATCTTGATGTTCATATTGTATTATATCATTTTGACTATAAAGTTTCCTGTGTGATGGGTTATATATCCTTGTAGTGTCGGATGCCAATTGTGCTAAGTCCCCATCAGAGGAATAAACAATTGTAGTCTCAGTACTTCTTTGTGCGTACTCAGCAATACAATCGTCTGCTTCACAGAATTCAAACTCACCTTGTCTAACATAAAGTTCTTCAAGGTATTGTTGGATTCTTCTTCTTTGTTTTGTGTAGGATTCTTTTTCCTTGTCGGAACGGATTCTTTGTCTTCGGTTTTCCTTATAACGTGAATACATCTTTTTACGAGTAGCAGCACCATCTTCACCATCCCAAAAGACTACTATCTTATCGAGTTTATAAAGTTCGAAAGATTTTCTTAATGTGTTAATGAAGTGATATAACCCACCAATATGGTCACCTTTATAGAAGTAATTTTTTACTCCATAAAATCCAATCGTAAGTAAGTTATCTCCGTCTACTAATAATACTGACATTTATCACCTGTTATGAGGTTCAACAATCTATTCTTTTTCTTCTCTTAAATCAAACTCACCTTCAATTCCGAGTTTTTCTTTCCATAAAGATGCGTATTCTGCTTTGTAAGCCTCTAACGACTTTTTCTCTTCAGCCGCGTCCTTACCTGAAAGAAAACCATGTGATGTTAGAATTATTCTACCATCCTCATATCCAAGACCATTTACATGATTTTTCATAATTGAAATCTTAGATCTCGTTGCAAACTTTACCTTTCTCTTGTCTTTTACTGCCGCAATTGGGTTAGTCCCCGCATTTTTCTGATTACCAAATCTGAAAACCAAAGTAGAGTTTAACCAAATTGACTCACCACCCTTCGCTTTAATCTTAGGTTGACTGAAAGGATTATCGGGTAACTCAACCCATGGTTGGTTTACAATGACAAGTGTATTTGTAAATTCCGAATCAACTCGTCTTGATCCTGATATTCTTTGATTTAATCCCATTCCAATTTTATCTGACAATGTAGATGCGTTGTGTTGTTTTCCACCTTTACCGTCAAAAGTCATTTTACATGGTACTGAACCAACAGAATCCCACAAGAAAAGTAAGTCGTATTCTAACTCACCACTTTTCTGAGCATCTAACAATTCATTAATGTAATCTGTAATCTGTTCAATATATTGAAACTCGTTGTTAAATAAGAAGAATCCATCATATTCAATTTCTCCTGTTTCTTCATCAACAATTTCTTCAACTTCAAGACCCATCATTTTTGCGTGTGGGAAGTCCCATTTTTGTTCTGTAATAACAAAAACAGGTAACACACCTTTCTTTTGTGCGTCAGCTGCGGTTTTTACAAGTGCAGTTGTTTTACCCGTATCAGAATGACCTAACATCATATTGATATGTCCCATTGCAGGACCTGGTAAACCTGTAGCATCTAAAAACGCATCACCTAAATCAAAAAATCTATCAGACTTAAATTTAGCCTGTTTAGAAAACTTCGATTTAATACTTTTAAAATCTTTTTTCTTTATTGCCATGTTTATATTATAAAAGGGTCCCCAACCTCGGGGCCGACAAAAGGTCGGTTTCGTGCTCCACCAGATGTTTCCATCAAAATCTTTTTGAGGTGGGGACCCATAGGTTTGTTAATTAAAACGGTAAATCATCAGATTTCGTTTCAGTACTTTGTGGATCTACAACAGGTGTTGGATTCGAAAATTCAACCATTGTTGGTTCGTTAGTTCCTACAAATTTCTTTTGGTCGTTGTCCCATCTTGGTGTTTCACCTAATGCAACTAATTCCAAATACTCAATAGGTTTCTTAGAATAAACATCTTCCCACGTTTGTGGATCGTTTGCCCATGCGTTAGCCTGTTCAGGATCTGTTGATAAAGGTCCAACATCTTCATACATAACAGAACTAATAGTTGTGTACTCACGACCATTAGGTGCTTTGTTTAATGAAAGTGATAAGATTAAATCTCTACCCTCAGTTTGATGAGTAATATCACCTTTGTTTTTGAAGATTGGGAAGATCTTATCTAAAGGTCCTTCTTGTTTGTAGTTGTGTTTGAACCTCCAGAACTTAGGTCCGTCTTCTTCGTTATCTCTATCAATAACTTTAACGATGTAGAATTTTCTTGCGTTATAAGTTCTTGCGGTTTTTTTGTCTTCCTCAAGTCCTGTAGCAAGTAAACTATCTCTCACTTCGTTTAATGGTGATTTCTCACCTACCTGTGCTGGGTCATATATTTTCATCCAGTTATCATTAACTTGGAGTTCGTGGAATTTTACTTCTACAAATGGTGACCCTCCATCAGTGGCTGGTAGAATACGAAGTCTTTTTTCACCATTTCTCGTTCCTTTCGGTAAGATGGTTGTGAAGTACCTTTTAAGTCTTTCTTCACTTGAAATTCTGTTTCCGCCTGCGGATGGATTGTTGTTCTTTTGATACTGATTGAGTATCGCGTCGATTGTGCTCATAATTTAAAATATTTATTTGTTTATACTAAAAGGTACACAAAAAAAGTCCAAAGGTCAACCCCCTGGACTTTAATATTTTAAAATATCTTATTTTAATTTACAACTACCTTAGAGTAAGGAGGTAAGAAAGTTTATTTATAACAACCAACATTTCGTCTCGTAGACTTAATAGGTCGACATCTTTTGGGTTGATGTTCATTTCTTGGAAACTTACCCTCACAGTTTTAATCATACCTAACAAATCAATATCTGATAAATTTTGTATACTTAAACTTCTTTCTTCATCACCCAATATAAATCTACCATGAATACCCATACATGTTTCAACATACGTATCAATAAGTTCACCTAATGTTTCATAAGCATCACCCAACGCAAGATGTTTTGCATGACTCTTAGTTTGCCAATGGAGTATTCTTAGTTGTGCTTGTACCTCTAATAAAAATCTAACGTCCGAACTCAAACTCATTTTAGTATTCGTCTTCGTCTTCTTCCCCAAAAGATGCTCTCATCTGACCTGGATTTATATCATCTAAATCAGATTTAGTGATAACGTATTCATTTTTACCACTTTTTTTCATCTCACCTTGTTTCTGTGAAAAGAAATCAGTTGGACTTTGGTTGAATGGATAGGAATCTAAAGATCTCATTTCAAGTTTTTCTTGTGGAGTTGGTTCTTTCATTTGTGTAACCTTACTCTCAAGACCATCAATTTTAGCAATTACATCATCCATTTGAGAAAGTTTAGATTCTAAATCGTCTAACTTACCAAACAGGTCTCCCATTTTACCCATAACAGCGTCATTATCAGATTTACTTGAATCCAAGTCATTTTTGATGTTTTGTGTCATGTTAACCAAGTCAGTAATGTCAATTTCTTCCGTATCAAAGTCCCCTTCAGGTTCTTCAGCCGGAATTTCATCGACAGGTGCATCATCAACAGGTAAGTCGTCAACAGGTGCGTCACCCACTGGTTCATCTCCTATTGGTGCATCACCTACTGGTTCATCACCTGTAGGTAAATCCGTCGGATCTAATTCTTCTTGTTCGTTAATAGATTTTTTTTGATAGTTGTTAATACTGTTATATCTATCTAACTCTTCGCGTAATTGTTTTTCTAAACTCATGGTTAATCACTTAATAGTTGTCTACCGTCTTCGGTAAGGTATCTTTTATTAATTCTTTCAACAAGACCGTCTTTAGAACGTACGGTATGACATACTCCCGTATTCATATCACATACTTCTTGTTCTGTACCATCTTCGTTGAGATTCGTAACTTTCTTTTTTGATAAGAAATTTTCAATTGCAGAACCTACTTTTATATTGTCCATAATTTTGTCGTTTTATTATAAATATCCCGTTATTGTTAATTCTCCAAGATTAGGTAGTTAAAAAGTAAATGACATCCCCCTTACTTAGTTTTAAGTCCTTCATTAATATTTTGGACATCGTTATTCCGTACTCACCTCGACTACCATTATCAATTGGACCTTCTATGTATCTATCGGCATATACAGGACCTAACCCTTGGTCAGTCACTGATTGGTGAGGTATTTCTTTACGTAAGTTATTGTTTGGGTTATAGAATACCGTTCTACGACCCACAAAGAAGAGTGGACTACTATCTTTTAACACATTCATATTATAAGGTGCGGTAAAGAAGTATTTGGTGTTTGTGGTTCCTTTAATTTCTGACCATTTCATCTTACTCGGATTAACGGTTATTTGTTTTGCAAAGTTAACCAAACTTAAATCATTACTATCTGATAAATGTGCACCAATATGATCAACACGAGCTCTTAGCCACGTACCGTGATTTGCGGTGTTATTACCAGTGTATTTTATTTTTTGTATTGTAGTGTTGTTGTCTTTTCCATTAAATGGTATACCAAATTTACTATACCCAACCTCTTTCAATAAAGTCTCACCTTTAATAGGTGATTGGTAATCCGTACTGAATGTACCGTCCTTAGTGGTTACGGTAGATAGTTTACCCTCACCATTAGGGTCGTTTAGTTCTTTTTGTTTTGCGACTGCTCGTTTAAGAATCTTATCAAATAGAACTCTATATGTTGCAATAAACGAATCTTTAGGATTAGGTAATGAATCTTTCGGCATTCTCACACCTTTAAAGGTTGTGGTCATAGAATTGTTTGCAATTGCGTGTGACACTTCTACAATCCAATATGCTCCCGCAAATAGTGGTACGTTTTTCAGTTGGAAGTACATGGTCGGTTGTATCATTGCGTTACCCATCGCGGTTACGGTACAAGAATAAGATCTTGTTCTGTAGATGTCAAACAAATTTGTGTCAACTTGTAGAACACCTGAACCTGATTGTGATTTTGCAAGTCTTTCCATTGCAACATTGGATTCGTAGGTATTCTTAAATTGTTTCTGATCCAATGAGATACCCTTAAACATTTGTTGGTTTTGATCACCAAAACTTACTTCAAATGCAACCACCTTATTTGATTTAGATAAATTTGAATTATTAAAATAATCAGGATCGGTGATTAGTATGGGGTTATCTTGTGCACTTTCTAAATCAACACCATCATCCTTATACATATACTTATCATTAATGTCCGATAGATTTAAATGTTTGGATCCCCCCGACACGTATTGTAAGATTGCTTTCGGTGTTGAATATTCAGTATCCACTTCTAAGAATTTACCAAACATTACCGACGCGATTGTGTCTGAAGGTTTGACTCTCGTTCTTCTACTTTCATTTGCATAGAAATTAATATATGCGGGTAATACCCTCATATCAATTCCCGTTTGTGCAATTAATATTCCAATTGTAGAATACAAATCAATGTTTGAATTTTTGGTATCACCAAGTTGAATTAATTTCTTTAAGTCAATAAACAATTCATCACCAATGTCTTTATTAGCCTTGTCTAAAAACATGAACTCTTCCATTAAGAGTCTTTGACCCATAGAATTACCTGAGATCCATTTATCGTTTAAACTCTTTATATCATTGTATAACTCCAACTTAATTGTTGTGTCCTCATTATAACCTTTTATGATTCCCAAATTATTATTCTTATCCTTAAGTCTTTCTAATGTTGGTAATTTTCGATATATCTGACTTAAAAATAAACTTTGTCTACTGTTTTGTGGTGCCACTATTGAAGTCGTAAGATATTCGATGAATGCTGTTTTAGTTGTTACACCACCCGATTTTTTATAACCGCCATATATTTGAACTATTGGTCTGAATGCAAATACATTTTCCTCACTAAGTTCAATATTACTGATATTGAAAAAATCTAAATAATTACCATCAATATCTTCCCCAATATATAATTCAATGTATTTTGAATTACTTGACACTTGTGACGCTTGAAACTCACCAACTGACAAATTTCTACTGTTAAAATTAATATAACCATTTAAAATATGTGGATTTAACTCCTTTGGATTTGTTATGGTTAACTCTAACATATTCTGTGTCGTTAGAATATTTTCAGTAGCCTTCTTTTGGTTTTCTTCCTGTCTTAAACTAATTGTATTTATAATTGATCCAGTATTAAGAACATCACTATCTTTTTTCTCGACAGTCACAATTTCTTTTAGAAGGTCTTGGAATTTAGGGTAATA